AGAACGCCCTTCTCACCGCGGAACTGGACGAGTATGTGAGAAATGAAGGATAGGTACTGGGAATTTACGGATATAGTACTGCGGTATCTGAAGAAGGAGTATATGAAAGCCTTCCGCGGATGGGTAAAGATGGACGAACTGAACCTGTTGAACAAGACGAAGGACACATACGACCACCTTGACAGACTGACGCGGGAATACCTTAAGAAGATAGCGGATGACTACTATCACAGATTCAACCCGAAAGGGAAACTGGACGACGATTTTATCGTGTACTACCTGGAGTATTTCGACCCCGTGACGAAATACCAGTACGACAAGGAAACGGAGCGCAAGTGCGCGAGGTGCTATGAGAGTCTGATGGCGTCAAAATGGTGGCGTCCCGAACTCAAGACCGCTCTGAAGTTATGGACCTTACAGGCGACCCATTACTGTGAGGAGATAGCGAAACAGGCGACGAGGAAAGCCCTGGAGGACAGAGGCGTACACATGGTGCAATGGGTAACGGCAGACGATGAAAGGGTATGCGAGGTATGCGGGAAACTGGACGGGAAAGTCTTTGAGATAGACGAAGTCCCACCTACTCCCCACTATAATTGCAGATGTATCTTATATGAGTACACAGGAAGTAAAAGAGATGATCGCGGAGATCCAGCGGATTCTTAAAAAGGGGAACACCGCTGAAGTAAAGAGGGAAAAAGACAACATCGTGATAGTCGAGATAGAACGGCACGCGAGAAGGAAGACGCCTATAAACGGATAGGGCGGAAACAGTTAATGAGGACTACTTCGGTAGTCCTTTTTTTATATGTCAGAGAAGACACTAAAACACAAAGGTCAGAGAAGACGGAAAAACGCACAGAGTCACAGAAGACTTAAAAAGACAGGAGGCAAATTTAATATGGCAAAAGCAGACGTGAAGAACATTGAAGGTTACGAGGGCATGACGCCCGAGCAGAAAGTGGCAGCGCTTGAAGCGTATGACTTCCCCGAGAGAACGGACGTTGTCTCCAAGGCGCAGTTTGACAAGGTGGCTTCTGAACTTGCTTCGGCAAACAAGAAACTACAGGCAAACATGACCGAACAGGAGAAGGCGGAAGCGATAAGAACGGAGGAACTTACGAACTTAAAAGCGCAGTTGGCGCAGCTTCAGACAGAGAAGAAGCAGGCGTCATACAAGGCGAAATTCCTTGCGATGGGAATGGACGAAGCGACCGCGGAGAACTGCTCATCCGCGTTGACGGAAGAGAAACCCGAGAACATCTTTGAGGCACTCGGGGCGTGGGTATCGGGTCACGACAAGGAGGTTGAGGCCCGGTTGATGAAGGACACGCCGAGACCGCCCGCGGGTGGAGAGAACACCCCCCTCACGAGGGAGACCTTCAGAAAACTTCCGGCTGACGAAAGGTTCAAATTCATGCAGGAACATCCCGATGAATACAAAAAAATTTATGGAGGTTAATTATGTCAAATACTGTTTATTCCAATTTTTATCTTGCGAACGAGATCGAGGACCTTTACGCGTCTAAACTGGCCCTTCAGAACTTCGTTACAGTCAGAAACGACCTTGTCGGCAGACCGGGCATGGACTATGTCGTCAACAAGTACACCGCTACCAGCGGAGCGGAAGTGGTTACAAAGGGCAACGGCAACACCAAGGACGTGGCTGTTTCCTACACTCCCGCTACTTACACCATTAAGTGCGTACAGGCCCGCGCTCCCTTCTACGATGAAGAGGCTCTGACCGACCCCTTCGCGATCCAGGTGCTTAACGAGAAACTGGCTGCCGATATGTTCGACGCAGTCAACGGCGACATCTACACCGAGCAGCTGACCGCTTCCACGACTATCCAGGTCTCTACTCCCGACTTCAACGCCTTTGTTGACGCACAGGCTTCCATGAACCTGGAGAACCTCGAGAACACCTATATGTACGCTGTCGTAGCACCCGCCGATGTGGCGAAGATCAGAAAGGCTGCCGGCGCTTCTCTCCAGTATGTGGAGCAGTTTGTAAGACAGGGTTATGTCGGCACTCTGGCGGGCGTTCAGATTCTGACCAAGAAGGACGCTACCCCCGGCACTATCGTGGTGGCTACTCCCCAGGCCGTGACCCTGTTCAACAAGAGCGGAGTTGAGGTCGAGCCTGTAGTGAACGGCAACAGGTCCATCGCTGACGCGAACACCCGTTCCAACACCATCTATGCGAGAAAGTACTATGTGGCTGCTCTTACTGACGACAGCAAGATAGCCCTTATCACTTTCTAAACCTACGGAGGCGGAAGCATGACAGACGCGGAGAAACTGACACTTTTACAAAAATTGACAGGGGAGACCGATACTGCCTTGCTTTCCGCCTGTCTTTCAATGGCGGGACGAAAGGTCCTCAACAAGGCGTACCCGTTTGACGACACGATAACGGAAGTGCCGGACAAGTACGGCATGGTACAGGTGACGATAGCGGACTACATCTACTCGAAGCGGGGAGCGACGGGCGAAACTGTTCACAAGGAAAACGGCATAGACCGAACTTATGAATCAGCGGATGTCCCGCCCTCCATGCTGAAGGAAGTCATACCTTACTGCGGAGGGATAAAGAGTGCGGACGCTTGAGATAAACAAAACCAAGTGCTGGTACTCACAGAACCTCGGCAAGGAGGCCGTGGTGAAGGACGGCTATAAGACAGGCGAGTGGCGGATAAGTTATTCCGCGCCCGCTGAACTTATGGCGAACATCTCACCCGTGACAGGCACAGCGAATGTTGACGCAAGCGGAGTGGTGGCGGACTACGACAAGGTCCTTGTGTTGGACAAAGACCCCGGGATCACCGAGACTACTGTGTTCTTTATCGACAAGGAACCCGAAGAGTCTCCCCCGTACCACTTCGACTACCGCGTGAGGCGCATAGCCCGCTCGCTTAACTTTGTCTCCATAGCCCTGAAGAAGGTGCGGGATGAGTAAGTATGTAACGGGAGCTGCGACCACCGCGAGGCACTTGCGGAAACTGGCTAACGCTACCCGTTTGGGCGAGAAGACAGTAAACGCTTTGCTGGAAGACGGGAAGAGGCGTACAGAGGAACTGTACGGGATGTCCGCCGGAGAAGGCGACGAGTACAAAGTCTACACCGAACCATACAAGGACGGGGAAGGCGCGCTCATTGCGGAAGGTCACAGCGTAGGTTTTCTTGAGTTTGGCACGGGCGTGTTCTACGAGGACAACCACCCTCTTGCAAAGGACTTCGGCGCGATCCGCGGAGAGTACGGCAAGGGTTACGGCAAACAGGAGACATGGGGATATTACGGACTCCCCGCTCCTGGGGCCAAATTCAGAAGGCACACGAAGAAGGGCGACCTTTACACCACTCATGGTATGAGCGCGACCAAAGGAATGTACGAGGCGTCGAAACTCATGCGGGACAGGATATATGAGTATGTGAAGAAGGGGACGAGTAAATGATTGACGTTGAAAACCAAATCATAACCAAAGTCAGCGACGCGGTGAAGGTCTCCTACCCGAACATATTTGTCACGAGCGTGGATGTTATCACGGAACAGGACATACCCTGTATCGTCATCGCGCAGACGGACAACCGCGTGAGGACAGACATGACCGACTCGGGAGACCTCGAAAACGGGGTCATATCGACAGTTGAGATAACTGCGTATTCCAACACCCCCGACACGGCAAGGAGCGAGGCAAAGGCTATTTTGGCCCTTGCTGACACCGCCATGAAGGCAATGGGTTACACAAGGGTGACAATGCTCGCCCTTCCCACCACAAACGTAACAGTTTGCCGTATGTTCGCGAGATATGAGGCAACTGTGGATAAAAACGAACTTACTTACAGGAGGTAAACATTATGGCAATTTCCAGTTTCAAAGCCTATCTGATGTATAAGACCAATGGTTCTTACGCAAAACTGATAGACATAAAGGACTACCCCGACCTGGGCGGTGCGCCCGAGAGCCTTGACACTACAACGCTGTCAGACCCCATGCACACATACATCCCGGGCATACAGGACACGGAGGCTCTTACCTTCACAGCGTCTTATACTGCTGCGGATTTTGCAACAGTTGACGCCCTGAAGGACACCGACACCGATTTTGCGGTATGGTTTGGCGCAACCGAGAGCGGTGGAGTCTACACCCCCGACGGCTCTGACGGCAAGTTTGAGTTTACTGGCCGTGCTTCCGTGTATGTCAACGGCGCCGGCGTGAACGAGGTCGTGAACATGACCATCACCATCATGCCTTCGACAGTCATTACAAAGGCTTAATTAAGGAGAGGAGAATGTAGCCATGAGGATAAAGTTTGAATACGAAGGTCAGCAGTACACACTTGAATACACGAGAGACAGCGTATGCAAGATGGAAGACAGGGGTTTTGATCCCGAGTCATATAACACGAAGAGAATATCCTTCGTGCGGGAGTTGTTCGCGGGAGCGTTTATCGCTCACCACAGCAATCTGCCCATGAAGAAGATAGACGAGATATA